GCCCGACCTGTGATTTCACCCTCGGTTGCGGTCACATTAACGTTGCCCTTCTCAGCAATCACATTGATGTTGTCGGTCAGGGCCTTGACCGTGACCTGTCCTTTGTTGGCGACCACATCAATGTTGCCCTCTTTTGAGGTGGCCTTTATGTCATGACCGGCTACGGCTTTAATGTCGTGTTCGCAGTCAAGGAACGCGGAGCCGGGAACAAAGCCATGGAGCAAATGCTTTTCTTTGTCGTACTCAATGATTGCGCCATCCTCGTATACGCGCCGGTCAATGGTCGGGCAGTCCGCGCAGGCCGGGGAGGCAGTCTGAAATATTGCAGGAAGCACTACGCCTTGTGCCAGCACTCCGCCGGGTGAAAGCACCATGACTTGTTCGTCAAGCTCCGGTGCCCACCATGAAATATCTTTCCCGGCGCGGGTTGTGATCCACGGCAACCAGCCTGTGACCACATCGCCGGATTCAACCCGGATACGGGCATTTTCGTAATCAGCTTCACAGACTTTGCCGATGCGCAGGACGTTCTCAAAGCGGCGCTTAAGATCAGCTACGGCTTTGTCCAGACTACGAGGCATCGTTTTCCCCTGCGCTGGCTATTTCAACGTAGTCTGGTTCGTGCTTCTTGCCGATGTTGGGGGCTTGACCGAGCATGATTGATTGGAGGCTGACGCCGTCTTCCGGCTGCCACATGTATTCACCAACTCGCAGAACCTGTTTAAAGGTTACTTCCCAGAGCTGGACTTTCTTGTTGCGCAGCCTGCCGGAATAGAGGTTCCGCCCGTGTACATCGGTCACCGGGAAAGAATTTTCTGCAAACTGGTATTCAGGCAGGAACTTGCCCAGCGCATTGACCAGACTGTTAGCAGCCTGAAATCTGGTCTGTTTCTTTCTGGCACTGTCACCAGTAATGATTGCAACACTGATAGACATGTGCAGGTCAGTTGCGCCGCTGCTATCAGCAACGGGCGAAAATTCAAAAAGAGCTACACGTAATGCAGGACCGCGCATTGCTTCAGCTGCTAAATCCTCAATGGTAAAACGTCCGCAATGGGTCTTGCTGGATTTAAGGACAGGAAACTGCTGTTTAAACGTCTTTGCAACGAGTTCTAAAAAGTCGTTTATTTCGTCAGGTGTATGCTCAATAACTTCGGACATAGGTGCTATCCTTCAAGGGCTTGGTTAAACAAATCATCAATAATTTGGTTGATTGCTTCTTCATCATCGTCATCCATGCCAAGGTACGGACGGGCAGGCATTTCAACCTGCTTGACTACGACCATTCCTTCACCGGCCTGAAAACAGAGTGCCTTGCCGTTCTTGGGCTTGATGATCCCCCCGAACTGGTGAATAGCGGCGTAAACCATGTTACTACCGATATCGACACTGTTTTCTTTCGCCTCATAGGTTATTGAGTCCTGCAAATGACCATCACGCAACAACGTCTGATCAGATGACGATTCCAGCCACTTGCTGCCGTCAGGGGCTGTGCTGGTTTCAAAACGGTTCTGGGTGGAAGCAACCATGGACATGCCTATCTGATCCATCAGCGGGGTCAGGTCAGACACGACCTCGGCAAGACGGTTCAGCCTTGCCTTGACGACCTCAGTGTCCAGATCAACAGTTATGATTGCTCCACCCATCGTTTAAAACCCGTTTAAATCCCCGAACGGTGAAGGCTCATTGTAAGTGAGCATATTGCCGGGGGTTGATTCGTTGTTCTTTTCGTCCACGTCCAGCAGGACATCGCCTTTGCCGATCTTGGTAAGGAGCTTCCGGGCTGTCTTGGCCCTCTCTGTCACCAGCTCCGATTCGGACATGCCGTTTACGGGCAGGTTGGCAACGGCGAGGTCTACGCAGATACGGGTCAGGAAATCATCCGTGTTTTCCAGCGGCAGCTCGTACCGTGTGCGCAGGGTAGCGTTGATTTCGCTACTGGCATCAGTGAGGGCATCGGTAATGACGGCAACATTCAGGTTGCCGTCATCGTCTTCGCCGACCATGGCCCACAGCTCGTCTTCGCCGTAGCGTTTTTTTATATCGTCAACAGTGGCGTACATTTATTCACTGTCCTTGGACTGGTATTCAGTCCATGCAAGGTGGATATCGTCAGAAGAAACGTCCTTACCGAGCAGCTTTGAAACAGATGCAACCTTAGGTGTTCCGGCCTGAGTAAAGTCTGCGTCCTTGTCCAGATCGGGAATGATCTTGAGGATGGACTTATGCAGATCATCGGTTTCGCCCGTGGAACCAGTGGATTCATTTTCAAGCTTATTCAACTGGCGGGTTGTCCCTTCAATGCTTCCCAGTTCAAGAAGGGTATCTGCGGACTCTTCGTCCAGCTCGATAAGACCTCCGGCTTTGTACTGTTTGCCGTTATGGCGGATGTTATGGAGACATGCGTATGTTCTTTCAGTCATAGCCAGCTCCTAGATTACGTTCTGGATGAGGTAGCCAGCTTCTTTTGCCAACACCAGTTCAGCAACGGATTCACCGGAACGGACACGAACACCACCGCGCAGGCCGATAGAGGAATCAACCTTCTGCATTGCTACGGGAGTGCCATAAGGAACGGTCAGGCCCCATGTCATGCCGCGTTTATTGCTGGCGGTACGATCCTGATAATGGCAGGCAATGGAATTACCCCATGTACGATTAACATTGGGAGCCTGTCCTTTGCGGGCATTGTTTACAAAGCTACGTCCGACAAGGAGCCTTTCAATTTCAAGCTCTTCGCAAAGCTGTTTACGAGTGATGGAACCGCCACCGCCATTAGGATAAAATGCTTTCAGCACAGTAGGATGACGGCGAAACTTACCCCATACGCCTTGCCCCATCATTACGGTATTGCCACGGATAAACATGGAATCAAGGGCATCATGAAGGGTTTCAAGAGGCTTACTGTTCAGATCGGTAAACATGTCAGAACCGGACAAGGATTCGACAGAATTGACGTTGTAATTGCTGGGGTTCTGAACAACACCAGCAACACGAATTTCACGGTCAAGCTTAATAAGCCCCATGATGTATTCAACAGAATCACCCTGTAAGTTGATTTTACGGGACTTGGCAGCATCAAGATCATCCTGAGGAATAAGGTCATCAAGACCGTAATCATTGGTTGATCCGTCTTTTTCTTCGGCTTCGAAAGAGACTTCGTTGACCTTGCCTTTACGTCCCACTGCGGTTTCGGGAACTCTAAGTCCCTCAGCAATGTCGTATTCCAGATATTTGAATTCACTGGTTCCGATAGGCTTGCAACGCGGCATGGCTTCATCAGCAATGAGGGAGCCGTCCGGGTTACGCCAAGCAATGGCAATAGAAGTTAAAGTCGGATCAACCGGCATTCTGGTTTTCATTATCTATCTCCTTAAGGCAGCAGGCCGAGAGCATGCTGGTAGGGTGCGATGTCGTTAGACACGGCTGAAACATATGCGTAGCCGATAATCCGGGAACCGCTGACAGTGGCCTTGATAGCCTTGCCTTCCGCGTCACTGGTCAGCGGATCACCGCGCTGGACAGTGCCGCCGTACTGAACATCGGGCAGGTCCCCCATGGTTACATCAACACGTTCCCCGGCAGCGTCTGCGCCGAATTCGGAAGTTACGCCCATAAGAGCAGCAGTTGCAGCGGAAGCCTGCACAACGGTGAGGTCTTTGCTGCCGTGGCAGACAATACGGTAGGGATTGATCACGCCTTCGGCGGTGAGGGTCTTGGTAAATCCGGGGTTAGCCATTTTCGCCTCCCCTGTGCTTACCGGCTTTAACGGCATCAACGGCCTGAGTTGTGGTCAGGGTTACGCCTTTTCCCTTCATGGTTTCCTGATAGGAAACGGCTTCGTTTGCGACTTCTTCCGCCGACATGCCGTCGGGGTTTTCATCATCGCCGTCACCCTCAGAATGCTCTTTGAAGCTGACCTGCTGAGGCAACCGTTTCAAAAAGTCGGACAGGTATTCACGCGGGGAAAGCTTTTTCTGGTTATCACCTTCACCGAATTCAACGGTGGCGGTTTCGCCTTCCTCAAGACCGGCCATGAAATCGACCAGACCGTCAGTCATGGCAGGAGTCAGCTGCCCGGCATCAACCAGACCTTTAACTTCATCCTTGGCATCGCGGCGGCGGAACTGCTCTGCGAATTCGGCGTTCTGCTTTTTCAGATCATCAATCTCGGACTGCGAAACAGAGGCGTTGCCCTGATCATCAGCAGTGCCGGAACCGTCCGGCTTGCCTTTGTCTTTCATTTCTTCTTCTCCCTGCCCGGAATCATCCGGGGTTGAGTGTTCGTCTTCACTGAATTCGGCCCGGCCTTCTTCACGCGCTGCCTGTTCCTGCACCCAATCCACGTCCCAAGAAGACATGGCCTTGTCGGCTTCCTCTTTCCCGAATTTCTCAACAAAAAATTCACGCAGACTGCGGAGAATGCGGGCAACGGTAAGTTCCTCGCCAAACTCAACAGTCACGCAGTCATCATCGCTTCCGGCGAACTCAACGGGCTTAAGCCCTTTTACAGCCGGAACCTGCCCGCCGAGAAAACCGACATGGCGCAGGTAATAAGAACCGGGAACGGGATTGTTAGTGGAGTTGGGCGGGTAAAAGCTGGCTGAAATCTTCTTATAAC